ACTTTGCGTCGCTTCAAAGATTGCAGAGGCAAACTAATGAACACAATGTCACAAGAACAAATCAATTGGAACTACACATGTGGACTTCCAGTTAAATTCCTTTTAACAAAAATCGTTCTTAATTATGTTGAAGGTCGTTCATCACAAGAAGAATATGCTGAATACTACAGTCGCATGACACAAGATCAAAAGCAAACTGCTGATGACATGGTAATGGAAATTGCAATTGCTACAAAAAAGGAGATGATCTAATGACTCACTTAACTAAAGAATGGGCAACTCAGTTTGCTGCAAAACTTCGTTCAGATTATCCTGAACTATCTAGCGTCAATGAAATCATTGACCGCGCAAAAGCTGATGGACGTTTCGAATCAGAAATTGAAATGCTTGCGGTATGGGGCAGACTCATGAGAGGATCTGAATCATGAAAGTTTGTCATATGTGCGGTAAAGAAACTAATAAAATGCAAAATCGTTGGTACAAATATGACAATGGTGAGCATTTCATTGCTGGAGTTTGCACAAATTGTGCCGAATTACATGACAAACTTGTGAGCGCATCGTGAGTATTAGATCTGGTAAATTAAAATGTGCTGCGTGCGGATCTGATGTCATGGTTTCCAGTAGAGCATACAGTGGAATGCCGCGATGGGTTTGTGTTGTTCCAATATGCATAAACTCTGAGATTGCTTGGGATTTGGATGAATCCAATGACTTGTAATCTATGTTATGGAAAAGGATATATCTATCACTCTCATCAGGAGGAATATGATGTTGAAGTCTGTTCTTGTCAACAAACTAAGGGGACTAATAATGAAACTAACTAAGCGTGGCAAGCGAGTTCGTGCTGTATTGATCTTGATTGGTTTGTGGGCAATCTGGCAAGTGTCCATGAATCTTTGGTGGACAGAAGATGGTTATTGTTGGGGAACTATGGTTGAATGTATGTTGGACGATTAACCGGAGAACCGCCAGGTAAACCGGTTAATCGCATGCGGATTGTATAGCATAATTTATTTTTATGTTTATGTCCGCTGATAAAACACCATGCGGCAATGGTCGAATGGTCACTACGGACAGTTTAGGATGTGCACATGACAAATGAAAATAGAAAGTCCCTAACAACGGGGCAAGCTGCAAAGCTCATTGGACGCAACTCACGAACAGTACGACGTTGGGTTGATCTTGGAAAAGTTGAAGGTTACAAAACACCTTCAAACTTACGTTACGTTTATCAAGATGCATTAGATGCATTGATGAATGGAACTAAAAGCTAACTAACACAACGACTAGGAGGCAACTATGTTTGTGTTTATTTATGCTGTATCTGTCCGCCGTCAGAGGAACGATGTCTGAAGGTCATGGCAATCGCTGTAGCCTTTTTATTAGTATCACCAAATGCCAATGCGGTGGACTATAAAACAGCAGCAGCACGAGTTCCTCAAGATCAGATTGCTTACGCAAAATGTGTAAGTCATCATGAATCTAGAGGTAACTACAAAGCAGTAGGAGATCAGTCTTCCGCAAGAGGACGATGGCAATTCTTAGATAAGCAATGGAGACATGGTTTATCTTTTATGGTTGCAAACAGATTAGTAGATTATGGAATGCCGAAGTCTAAGACTAAGAAGCTGGTGAAACACCTGCAATCAAAGTCCATAGATCAATGGGAACCTATCTACCAAGATGTAGGATTTGTAGCAGCGTTGAATGCAAAATACCATTGGTCCGGTTGGACACATTGGGCAGTCAACTCAAAATGCAATGAACTAGTACCAACTCTACTAAAACGAAAGGCATAAAATGTCAGAAACCGCCAGGGAATGGTTCGAACCAAAGCAATTATCTTTATTGGCAGATCCGATTGATGAACAGTTCAACAAGTTTCATCATGAGAATCCACACATCTATCGTCAATTAGTTGATCTTGCTTATCAATGGAAATCAGCAGGCCACGATATTTGTTCCATTGATTTGCTAATCAACAAACTTCGATGGGAGATTGGTATTAGATCTTCGGGGGACCAATTTGCTATCTCGAATAATTATGCAAGTCGATACTCAAGACTAATTGAGGCAAACGAAAAAGGACTTGCTAATTTCTTTACTAAGAGAACTTTGAAGAGTTCATGGGACTAGAACGCATTGAAACAAAGCGTGGTCACAAGTATGTTCTTGATGGCCAACCTGTCAAAGGTGTTACTACTCTCATTGGATCTGGTATGCCTAAACCTGCACTTCCATATTGGAGTGCAAAACTAGTTGCAGAATATGTCTATGACAATTTTGCAAATCTTCCTAATCTAATTAACCGTGAACGTGAAGAAGCTGTCAAGTTCTTAAAAATGATTCCTTGGAATCAAAGAGACAAAGCAGGAGCACGAGGAACAGAGATCCATTCAATTGCTGAAACTATCATTCATGGAGGAGAAGCAGAAGTTGCTGGCGAGTTTGCTGAATACGTCAACGGCTATGTAGAATGGCTAGATCAATGGGAAGTAATTCCTGTATTGACCGAGAAAGTTGTAGCAAACAGAGTTCACGGTTATGCTGGTACTTTTGATGCAATTCTTAAGTTTGGCAATGGTCCATTAGCTGGTAAGACTTATCTTTGTGATTGGAAAACCAGTGCTGGAGTATATGGCGAAATGGCAATGCAAATTGCAGCATACGCAAATGCAGATTTCTATCTTGATGAAGAAGGCAATGAACAATCTTTGCCTATTCTAGATGGTTTAGGCATTGTTCACGTATCTGTTAATGGTACAACTTTCCATGAAGTTACAGATGCAGATCTAGCATGGGATTCTTTTCTAACTGTTATTGATTTGGCAAACAGATTAGAACACATTGAAAGTTTATTGACACAAATAGGGGGATTAAATGGACAAGCGTCTTGAAAATTATGTAGATGTACCTCACAGAATTAAACTATTCTATGAAAAGTATCCAGAAGGTTCGTTGCAAATGGATCCTGATTTGCAGTTCCAGACAGTGGGAGATCAAGTAATTGTAATAGGTAGAGCTTATGCTTATCGCAATCCACAAGATGAGAAACCTGGTGTTGGTACTGCTCAAGAATATTTACCTGGTAAAACTAACTTTACTCGAGGTAGTGAAATACAGAACCTTGAAACTAGTTGCTGGGGTAGAGCCATTGGCGCTTTAGGTATTGGCATCGATAAAGCAATTGCAAGCAAAGAAGAAGTAGAACTTGCAATTGAACGCAACAAACCAGATAAAGTTATGATGAAACGTGCAAATCCTGGTTTAAAGCAAATAGTAGAGTTGCTAGGAACGCAAGGCATCACAGAGAAGGATGCCATCTTAGCGGCAGTACGCGGCCTAGTAAGCCGTGAAATAAGTTCGAGTAGTGACTTAACTGATGATGAGATTGCTCTTATCATCAAACACCTGGCGGTTGTTGAGTCATGACTCGAATGTCTTGGGACAAATATGGATTGGAGATTGCGAGAGCAGCCTCCTATCGCAGTGAAGATCCATATCTAAAAGTTGGTGCATGTGTTCTACGCGGGGATAGAAGCATAATTAGCATCGGCTACAATGGGACTGCGCCTGGCGTCACGATTCCGTGGGAGGATAGAGACGCTAGGCGTGGTTTTGTAATACACGCAGAGGTGAACGCATTGCGTTATTGCACTCCAGATCAAACAAAAAATGGTTATATGTATTGTACGCATCATCCATGTTCTGAATGTATAAAAGTAATTGCTAGTTATGGAATTACTTCTGTCATGTATTCTGATCTGATAGATGGAACGATTTACGATCTAGGTGCCATTGCTGAATTAGCAAGAACATTTAACATTTCATTAAAACAGGAGGTAAAACCATGAGTGCTTTACAAATGATTTTAGATAATCAAAGAAAACTACAACTTAAGTCATATGGAGTGGACGTTACCACTCTTGATGAAGAACAACGAGCTCAATACATTCGTGACATGTCCTTGGCTTTAACAGATGAATTGCATGAAGCATTGAATGAAACTGGTTGGAAACCATGGGCTACAAGTCGGCATTTCAATCGTGCTGCTTTTGTAGGTGAAATGATAGATGTGCTTCATTTCTGGGCTAATTTAGTCTTAGTTGCAGGTGTTAATGAACAGTCCATTCTAGATCTTTACTTTGAAAAAGCAGATAAAAATGCTAAACGCCAACTTTTAGGTTACGATGGCGTAGAAGGTAAGTGCAAAACCTGTGGACGAGCATTTGATGACGCGGCTGTTCTATGTACTCCAATTGCTTGTGAGCACATAGAATGAAATACGTATTAGATGATGTAGTCACCTCATTTACAGATCGAATTGCTAGTCATAGATCTGCTTGGCCAAGAATGCAGAAGTGCATGGTCGACAATGCTTTTAATACTAAATCTGAAATTGCTTTTGGCAATGACCAACTTGTCAAAGAAGGCACATGGTTAGTATCAACTCCTATGGAATTCAAAGGTGAAGTCTTTAATCTATTTGGTGGATATACTCAAGAAACTAGAGACAGAATCGCCAGAGTTTTAGATATGGATCTTGCAAATATTAAAGCTTTAGATATGCCTATTGGTGACATTGAAAGAATTCTACGTCCACGTGCCGCAAAGACTGATTTTGATTTTACAGAATCAGAATGGACTAAGATTCGTGATCTCATGAAATGCGAAGTTATTAAACATGAAGATCTTGTTTTGGACATTCAGCGAGTAGTTATTGGCGACTCTCATTCAATTTCTAGATACAGAGCAAACACGGTTGTTTATCGTCATGATGGTTTGACTTTACATGGTTTAACTGAAAGAGGAATAGAACCTTACCTTCCTGATTATTTTGTACCTCATTTAGTAATTTACGCAGGAAATGTAGACATAAGACACCATTTATGCAGACAACTAGATCCTGAAGGTTCAGCACGTAGATTAGTCAGTAATCTTAGAATGCATTTAGAACACATGCAGCAAAAAGGAAAAATAGGAACATTTGAGGTTACTGCTCCATATCCTATTGAGTTCGAAGAGCGTAAAATTCCAAAAACAGGATTCTACAAAGGCACAGCTTTTTATGGGTCTCATCCTTCACGTGACAGGGTTCGTCAAGTTATGACCAATGAAATGAAATATCAATTTGACAATGTTCATGAGTGGCCAACAAATTGGTACATGATTGATCCAGAAGACTATGCTAAAACTTACATGGAAAAACCTGGATCTGTCCATTTATCTCCCGAGTTTTATGAATGGGACTTAGTTAATAATTACGAAAACTTTTCTCCTGAAGTATATCCAGGGAAGTTATTAGATGTCTAAAATAATTGAAACTATTTATTGGGAAGACTTTAAGAAGTATTACGAAAAGGCTGTAGTTTTGCAAACAATTAACATTGCAAGCGAAAACGGACGTGATACATCTGAAGATCTTCATGTTGATGATCCATTGCAGCATCACATAACTATTTATGACACAGTAGATCGTGAGTTTGCTGGATTTAGCAATGCTATACAACAGATTTGGTATGGCTCTAATAATCCAAAAAAGTGGCAAATTGATAGTCGTTTTGACGGTTACAATTTACACACAATGGATTGGTTTTATCTATTTATGATTCACAGAGTTACTGGATCAGGCGCTTCCTTTAGTTATGACCATGGATTTAGAAATAGCATACTTTCGGATATGGCTCTGAAAACAGATAACATGATTCATATGAGAAATTATGTATTAAGTGAAATGAGAACTGGTAGACCAATATTTACGAGCATTGGTAATCAAATCCCACAATTTCCAAAACCAAATGCAGAATATCCACGTGGATCTCAGCTCTATATCTCAGAATATATGCCGCATTTAGTTAAAGATTTTTATACTCATTTGTCTTACAATCCATTGACAATGTCAATTAGAGATGGAGTGGACTGGATCAATGAATGGCACAAATCGAGAGGTCTAAAATGTTTTCACTTTGTAATGACCGCATTCGTGATGGATGTTGCTCAGTATTTTCCTGATTTAATAGATCCATGGAGCAGAGTTAATTACGGTTCTAATGCAATTCAAGCATTAAACTTAATATTTAAGAACGAAGGTTACAAACAAAAAGACTTTCTAGATGCTGCAATGGATCGTATTTGCGAGGAATTTAGATCTCCATATGACCCACGTGACCATCAAAGAAATCTAGGAAAAGGTTTAAGCTTAGAAGATGTTGCTTGTGACTATGTCCGATATGTTGAATGCTATGTACCAAAAGGTTATGAACATCTCAAACCATGGCAAGTGACAAACAAATCACTTATACCTCATCACACAAAACATTGGACTTACAACAAACATTTGGAGGCTCACAATGTTTAAGATAACCACAGATTCGTCAAGTAAGTACTCACATCGGCATAGAGATCAGTGGTTAGATCTTGCTGGTGATTGGACTGATGAAACACAAGCGCCAAATATAGGTACATTTCATGGAGCAACAATTTGGGATGATTCTGTAACTGGAGTTGGCACAAAAGGTCGATGGGGAGATCTATTGGTTAAAACCATGGAATCAGATCATTTGGTTTATGTCCAACCAAGAGTCGGTTGGGCAGGAGTTTCGTTAGCTGCTCTGGCAAAAAAATATAACAAAAAGTTAACATTGTTTATGCCTTCATCAAAAGTAGTCAGTGACCATCAATTAGTCTGCATTGAAAGAGGAGCAAATCCAATCTTTCGAAGAATTGCAGCAATGCCAGTTCTGAACAAGTATGCCAAAGATTGGGCAGAACAAAATAATGCTCAATTTGTGCCATTTGGTTTAGATCATCCCCTAGTTGTTGCAGCTGGAGTTAAATCAACAATTCAACAATGGGGAGACCGAGATGAACCAAAAGATGTTGTATCAGTTATTAGTACAGGAGTTCTTACAAGAACTCTCCAAATTGCTTGGCCAAATGCAACCTTCCACGGAATTGCAGTTGCTAGAAACCTTCATCCAGGAGAGATCGGAAGAGCGGACGTTACAACTTACCATAAAGCTTTCAGAGAAAAAGCTGACTATGCGGACGAAATCAATAAGGAAATTAACTCCGCACCAACATATGATTGCAAAGGTCTAGAAAGGTTTATGTTGGACAAAACATCTGCTCCTAAAACAAATTCAACTTTATTGTGGAATGTGGCAGGTGACGTAAAACCAGTTATAATGGACCATTCACAAGTTGATAGTTTCAGAGAATGGGGTGAAGTTAGATGATTACAATCATCGAAGGTTCTGATGGAACAGGTAAAACAACTTACGCTCAAAAGTTAACTGAACGATACAATGCACAATATTTACATGCTCAACAACCTAGAACAAGGTTATGGTCCGATGAATACATTCGACCGTTAACTTCTAGTAACATGGTTTTAGATCGATGGCATTTAGGTGAAGTTGTATGGCCAAAGATCTATGGAAGAGTATCATTGTTTGATGAAACAACATTTGATTATTGCAATTGGGAACTTGCTAAACTAGGAGCTAGGTTAATCCTATTAACAAGATCAGAAGATGCGATAGCTGAAGAATTGTTAAGACGAGGTGAAGAACTAGAGATTGATTTTGTTCTACACTCAAGATCTTTATTTGTAGAAGCTTTTAGACAAGTAAAATATTTAGACAAAACAATAATCCATAGTGAGGTGGTCAGGTAATGCATATAATTACAGAAAATCCAAGCGAAGCTTTAGAGTTAGCAACTCAATATGTAATTGAGCATGGTGAAGCAATATCTCCTCGTGGTATGGTCACTAGAGAGCTGCTTAACGTCACTTTACAAGTTGAAAAACCATGGAACATACCTGTATCTATGGAAAACCGCAAACTTAACCACAATATTGGTATCAAAGAAGCATTACAACTTGTTGGACAAGTTACTGATCCAGAAGCAATGACAAATACCAGTCAAGTGTTTGGAAAGTACATGGATAACGGAATACTTCATGGTGCTTATGGTCCACGTATTCACGGTAATCTCAATAAGGTTGTAGATCAATTAAAGAAAGATTACTCTACAAGACAAGCAGTTTTGACTATATTTGACTCAAATAAAGATCTAAATGTTGATGTGAAAGATGTTCCTTGTACATTAAACCTACAGTACTTCATTAGAGACAATAAGTTAATTGCTAGAACAAACATGAGAAGCAATGACGTATTTTTAGGTCTTCCATATGACCTGACTCAATTTATTGCATTACAAGGTGCAATTGCCAAAGCTTTAGATGTCGA